GCCGGAAGCAAGGTTAGATGCGTTCAGGTTGGTGAGGTTAGAGCCGTTACCACCAGAGGGCGTCCCGATATCCCCACCAGAGATGTACAAGGTGCCGGTCTGATCCGGCAGCGTCACTGTACGGTCGGAGTTTGTATTGGGCGCAGCCATAGTCACCGTGCCGGTGCCCGAGGCGTTTCCTGTAAATGCAATGCGGCTCATGTGTATCCCTTAGACGATAACCCAGCGACCGCCAGATGACACCGTTACCGTCACGCCGGAATCTACAAGAAGAGGCCCTGCGCTGGAAGCGTTGTTCCCAGAGGCAACGGTGTAGGAGGCCGTCACCGTCGCGTTGTTCACGAAGATGCCGTTGCTGGCCGTCACCGCGCTGGACTGCATGTCGCCCGTGCTGGGCTTGTACAGCAGCTTGGCGTTGCTGGTGTAGATGGTGCTCGGGGTTCCCGAAGTGGCCGCAGCGAACAACGGGTAGACGTTCGTGGCAGTCGTCGTGTCGTTGGTGATCGAAGCCCCGGCGCTGATCGTGCCCCACGAGGTATCCGTGCCGTCCGTCGTCAGGTACTTGCCAGAGTTGCTGGTCTGGCTGGGGGCCAAGGCATTGAAGGCCGTGTTGGCCGTCGTCTGTCCCGTACCGCCCGCCAAAATAGGCAGGGTGCCCGCAGTCAGGGTGGACGCCCCGGTTGAAAACAGCGCGTTATTGGACCCGGCAAATGTGGTCAGGCCCGTGCCCCCGTAGGCTGGCTGGATGGTGCCACCCTGCCAAGTGCCGCCAGAGACAACCGCAGAGCCAAGGTTGAATGCGTTGGTGCCAAACGTCACACCCTCTGGCAGATAGGCGTGAAGGTCCCAAGTACCGCCAACCGTGGCGTTGGCTGTCAAAAACACCGCGCCTGCACCGCCAGAAGGAATGGTGCCAATCGTGGCACTGGCGTAGTCCGTGATGGTCAGGGTGCCCGTGGCGAGGTTGTTGAACACAAACGCCACACCCGTTGTCAAAGTGGTTGCATCAGGCAACGCATACGTCTGCCCACCCGTCCCAACAAGCGTGTGGATGTAGCTTGACGCCGTCGTCAGAAGAGTTGTTCCACCAGCCGCAGTGGTGTTGGTGTTAGCTTGGTTAACCCGGTTGACCGTGATGTTCTGGTTTGCATCCCGCAAAACCACCGAGTTGGCCCCAGACGAAGCCGTGACCCCCGTGCCGCCATACGCCACAGCAATGGTCGATCCCTGCCACGTACCAGAGGCCACAGTCCCCAGCGCAGAGACGTTGCCGCTACCATCCAGATTGACCGACTTGCCCGACGGGTAGGTGACAAAGACGTTGACCGCGCCCGAGAAGGTGACCGCGCTGCCCGTGTTGCTGGAGGCGTAGATGGTCGTGCGGGTGAGGGTCGGCCCCGTGGTGGAGTACGTGCCAAGGCCCACTTCCCACTGGCCCGTTGTATCCGTGGCCGAGTAGTAGGTGGTGTTGGTGTCGCCAATGACTGCGAACGTCTGAAAGCCGAGAACGGCCCCTGTCAGCGTGAAGCTTACAGTGGTGTTCGCCGTGGCCGATTCTTGGACACGGTTTGCAAGAACCAGAGCCATCTAGGACTCCTTATCAGGACGTTGCGGTCGTGCTGTAGGTAACGCTAACGGTGTCGCCTGCGGTGGTGATCTTGGCCGTGGAGAACGCGCCCGCGCTGTACAGCGTGCCGGAGGTGTTGCCTTGAGTCGAAGATGCGCCAGAGCCGGTCACCAAGAAGCAGCCGCCCACCGTGCCACCGCCACCCGTGATGGTGTAGGTGATGGCCGACGCGGTCTTGGTCGTCACGTTGGTCGGGGTGGTACCCGAAGAAGTCGCAGAGCTAAACGATGCCGTACCACGCACAGCCGAACCGCCAACGGTGTAGTTGGTGAACTCAGTCCAACCGGCATGCGAAGTCATGGTGTCCGCAGCCGCGAAGGTCGGGCTGGCACCGGAGATCAACCCGAGGAACGGGCCAACGGTGGTGTAGCTGGAACCGGACAACAGAGTATCCAGCATCAGTTCCTTACCCACGGCGTTGACCAAGTTGGGGAACTCGTCTTGCCACTTAATGTTGCCATCAACGTCACGGCAGACCACATGGTAGACGCCTTCAATGCCAACAGACTCAGCGCCCACGACGTTGGACTGCATCGTCACCTGCGCGTGGTCACCAAAATTAGAGAATTCTTTTTGCATGAGTTGCTCCTTAAACAAGCCGAATAAGAGCAGAGGTGCTGGTGTTAGCGGGCATCTGCACAGTGAATGAAGTGGTCGAAGTCTTGTCAGAACCGAAGTCCAAAACGCAGACAGCCCCGTTGTCGCCTGGCGTGTAGATCAACGCGCCACGCGCCGTGATCGCACCCGTCCATGCGGGGGAAGAAAAATTGATGTACGTAGTGCTACCGCCGGCGTTATTTACCTCACTGGCAATTGTGGCCGTCACAACCAGCCCGCCTGCAACATAGTTACCGCCCGTCGCCTCACCCGTCGTGGTGTACGCAGTGGTAGTCTGATCCAGCGTAGCTAAGTTGGTGTACAGCGCCAGATAGAACGTATCCGAAGCGAAGTTGATCGTGCCGTTGACAAGCCCCGAGCGCAGCGTGTTGCAGGAGAAGTTGCCTGTAAACGCCATTACCGGACCCCGTTATTCTGCGGCAACGGAGCAAGACGGAACTGCCCGCTACGGTACGCATCGCTACGCTCCAAGCCATCACCCAGGCGGGCGGCCAGAGAAAGCGCTTCTTTGTACTTGCCCTCGTACAGAGCCATCATGTCCTGCTCACCCTTCATAAAGGTATAAGCCTCGACCAGAGAGCCGTACAGCAGAACCGTATCAAAGTTGTCGCCCAGCCAGGTCTGACCATCCGCAGCCACCGAGATCGACTCAGGGTAGTAGTAATAGTGCAGCTCAACGCTGTATGCCGCATCGGGGGTCGGCCCCAGAATGAACGACAACTCGTCGGAGATGGTTGCGCCAGATACCGTCGGGCCAAACAGCGCGTAGTACTTGGGGATGCCCGTGTCAGTGGTTGGATTTGGGTACGCCTGCCGGATAAAGTTCACATCCTTATTCAGCAAGTACTCGTAATTCCCAGAGGCATCAATCACTGCCATCGAATAAACCGACAAGAAGTCGCTGGGGCAAGATAGATACTTGTTGGCTGACGTAACCGAACCCGTCACGTTCTTGCGAATGGACGGGAACTGCACCGTGTTGTAGATGCGCTGCTCAGCCTGTTGCACGAACACCGGGATGTTCGCAACAAAGTCACTCTCAAAGTTCTGAGTGTAGTCCTGAATAGCGGTGGACAACTGGGTGTAGTTCATCTAAACCTCAGCCCATCGGGCCACGCGCCATCGTGCCTTTGGTAGCCGCGCCAGTGCCACGGATTTTGATGCCCGAGGTTTTGGTCGGCGCATAGTTGCCTTTGCTGACACCACCAACAGACATGTTCATCTCGTTCATGCACTCGGCTCCAGTGTGAACCGGAGACACGTTATTCACGTTGACCGCCTTGCCAGACATTGTGTGGGGCGTGGCATAGACGCCGGCGTCACCAACTTCTTTGCCCATCATTTTTGCGCTGTACTTGGCCATGATCAGCCTCCGCGTTGGTTCATGGCACGCGCCATGTTGCGACCCATTTGCTTCATGGCCATAGAAGTGACGCCGCCCTTCTTGAGCTTCGTCATCGGCTTGCCCTTATGCAACGCCTTTTCATGCTTGTGCACCGCACCAGCAATCATCTTCTTGTCTTGGGCCAAATCTTTCTTGTCCATGTTCGACTCCTTACGTCGTAGATATCGTTACTGTACCAAGTCCCACGGTTAAAACCAAGTTATTTGGAGTCAACCCCGCGTCATTTGCTCTTGAGCCGCCAACGGGATTCCACCCCCACTGGAACACCCTACTACCACCTTCTGGCGTTCCCGCAGCATTGGTTGCCGTTGTGCCTGTATTGACAATCTGCAACCCGTTGTTGCCGGACAGGTAGTAGCTCACATCCGGGCGAGGCTCTTGCACTGCCTGCGGGTCATAGACCGGGTACATGCCCAACTGCAACTGAGGCTGATCAGGCTCCCAGCACTCTGGGCACACCTTGATACTGACCATCTTGGTCTTAATGGTCAGTTTTCTTAGCTCAGTAAGTTTGTACCGTTGACCACAGCGGTCACATTCGGCAATTGAATACTTCGCTGATGAGTACTTTGGCCCGGCCATGTCTTACCTGTAATTCAACACCCTGGGCACAAAGCGCACTGAAGCCTTCTCTCGATCTTCATCGGCGGCCAATTGGAACTGTTGTTCGTACTCCGCCTTAAGCGCCATAATCCTGTTCGGATCCATGTCCGGCAGCTTCATAGACATCTTGTATGCCAACCCGGCGACCATGCACTCAAGGAAGCGAAAAGGAATGTCCTGGCTCTTCACGCCTGAGCCGGCATCTTGCATCCGGCGCATGCGCCAGTACACAAACATGTAGTACGGATTGCCAGTAGAGCCCTGATTGGGAACCGGCCAAATGTTAATAGACGGCGGCCGAGACACGTACACATCTGTGCCAATTGCATGGCTCGCAGCAATCGTGTTCTGCTGCCCGCGGCCGCAGTAGCTAAGATAGCCTGCGGTGTTCCCGGTTTGCGTCAAATTGCTATAGCTGATCAGCTCATTGTCCAGCTTGATAAATCCAGCCGCGGCAAGCCCGGTCACATCATCCAAATAAATTGTGGTATCGGCAGCCTGCACCGCTTGCGTTGCAACATTTGCGGTCGTGGCGTTTGCCTCGCCAGTCTGCCGGTTGATCCACACCTGGATTGGACGGCCCTGTGCGTACTTGTTGGGGATCGTGGAGTACGTAGATTCACTAATCCGATTGATGTTAATGTCAACCTGATTGGTGCCAACTCCTGCATTGGTACGCGTTACCTGGTCCAGCAGATCAATTGTGTCGTTGGGCAGCGCATAAATGACTTGATTGGGGTAGAGCGGGATCTGCCCTTCCTCAATCGTCCACAGGTTGATACCACGGTTGGCCCACTCAATCGTCAGCAGGTTAAGGCTGCGCCGCGCCGTCCGGAAGTCATATCCGGTGCGCAGCTCTTTCCCGCAACGCTCAAACGCCTCTTCAATGAGGTCGTTAACGTCCAGGTTGAAGGTTGAGGTGCCGGTGGTAGTCATTTATTTACGCGCTGTTTTAGCCGACTGAACAAAAGCGTCAGCCGTTGGCGCACCTTTACTGCCAACTCGCCGCATCTTTTCACCAGACCCCGCAGCGATTCTTTTACGCTTTGCATTGATATTGGCATACAGACCTACCTTTCCGCCTTCTGCGTATTGCGTGAAGTCAGTGTCGTCCCGGCGAGCCTTACGCTTCGCTTTGGGCATCTTGCTGGGGTTCATGGCCCCCATGCCACGGCTGGCTATCATGGTTACACCATCTTTCCGCGAGTCTTGCCGCGCTGGGCAATGCCATCGGCACGTTGAGACGCAGTTTTACCACCTTTTTTATACGAATCACTTTCGTTTAATGAAGGCATCCGCTGTCCCGCAACTTCTCCAAGAAAACGCCTCATGGCTTGAGCTCCAGCCATATCCGCTGACCTACTCATTTCATTAAATGCGTCTAACTTTTCTCGTTTACGCAAAGCATCCAAACTCTCTTTTGGGGAAGGACCAAACCCAACATTTTTCCATGCCGGACTTGCTTCATCCGCAATGTTCTCGCCAATTTTTACCGATCTCACTTTAGGATCGGGTTTTTTCATGCTTCGTATACCAGATAGTGCGGCTCGACCAGCGCCGGCAAACAAAGCTTCTGGGTACACCCCCTGCAATGCCTGCTCATTCTGAAGCTGCTTGCGGTACTCTGGATTGCTCATATTGCGAGCAATCATGGGGATGTACTCTTTATCAGCCACGGTAACCTCCGAATTTAGACATGGCTTACACCAATCTTCCGCGGGTCTTGCCACGCTGGGCAATACCGTCACCGCGCCTAGAGGCGTTGCTTACAGAGCCGCCAGAAGCCATCTTGACAGTGCCGCCTTTCTTCATGCCAGCAGCTTGACGCTGACGGTATGCAGCCCAAGCCTCGGGTCCAGCATAAATGCTAGGCGCTCTGGGATCCGGCCGAGTTGGC